ATGGCGTTTTGGAATGCTCCATTAGATGATGCTGACCATGCCAAGAATGCTGTACGTACGGCTATAGATATGCTGAAAGATTTGGAGACGTTTAATGCAGAAATTGAAAAAGAAGGCATTCCAGCTTTCGGTATGGGTCTTGGTATTAACACTGCCACTGTGGTTGTCGGTAATATGGGCAGCGATCAACGTTTTGATTATACTTGCCTGGGCGACGGCGTTAATCTGGCTGCTCGTCTCGAAGGTCAATCCAAGCCTTATGCAGTCAAACTCGTCATCGGACCACAGACGGCCGAATTGGTTAGGGATGTATACCAAGTAGTTGAACTCGACCTACTTGCTGTAAAAGGCAAGACAGAACCAGTTAAAATCTTTACAATCGTAGAGCATTTTGATACGTACTCTCAGATTATGCATGATACGTTCCTTGAGCTATATCGCAAGGGTGAATGGATTAAAGCCATGAACCAAGCTCAGCAACGTAAGACAGAAGCATGGAATGGCGAATTGGTTGCATACTATGATATGATGATCGAGCGTTGTACTGACATGCTTCAAGCAAATGTTCAAAACTTTGACGGAATTTATCGCGCTACCTCAAAATAAACATGTACATTTTATCAAAAGTTTGGTAAGGTGGACCTATAATGATGAGGAACGATAATATGAACATCACGATCACTGGTATGATTGGCAAGCGCAAAGAGAAAGCCCTTCTCAAGGAAGCTGCAGAGTTCTTTGCAGCTCAACTCATGGATCCTCGCATGGTCCGTAACCTCACCCTCGACATCGAAGTTTACAACAACCTTGATGTTGAAGGCGAATGTGTCGATGAAGATGGTTTTCGTAATCCTCGTTGGTTCACCATCGGCCTCAAGAGCCTAGACATTAAAGACATGATTAAGACTCTTGGCCATGAAATGGTACATGTCAAGCAACATGCCAAGAACGAACTTCAAACTGGCCATGCAGTTGCTGCACGTGGCGGTCTTAAAATCTACAGCAAGTGGATGGGTGAAATCTGGAAACCAAAGAGCAAAGAAGATGCATACTTTGATGCTCCTTGGGAGATAGAAGCATATGGCCGTGAAGTCGGTCTGTATGCAAAGTGGTTAAATCGTTAATTAAAAGGAATTTATTATGAAGATTGTTAAAGATATTTTTGATGCCGTGTTCAGCTTTGCTGGTTTTATGACTGTTTTTGCCATTTTAGTGTTGCTTATTTTTTCAGCTCTTATTAAGCAAGAAAATGCAGAGAAAGCACTGGCTGAGGCAACCACGAAGGCTTGCTATGACGGTGGTCTGATTAAGGTCGATACCGATGCAGGTTTTTACTGCGTTGCTCCTGCTAATCTTGTAAAGGTTGAAGTGAAATGAGTTATTGGTTAATCGTATATCTGTTCACCGCTGATGGTGAATACTTTGCAAAAGATGTCTATGAGACTGCGAGTAAAGAGCAGTGCGTAGAGTTTGCTGGACAAGTGACAAAGACTATCGTCAATACCAGTCTGCAGGCACAGTTTCATTGCGTAAGTGACGATCATTACATGGGCCGCAAACAAGACGAAGGCATTGATTATGACTAATCATCCTCGTCAACGAGAGATGTGGGATGGCTTGACTCGATCAGGCTGTCTTACAGTTTTAGGAATAATTATACTTTCAACTATTATTGGAATAATTTTGTTATGACTGAACGTGTAGGCATTGTAGCGAGTTGTTTTGATTTGTTTCATGCAGGTCATATCCTTATGCTGATGGAAGCAAAGGATAATTGTGATCGTCTGATTGTAGCATTACAGTCTGATCCTACAATCGATCGTCCTGAAAAGAACAAGCCTGTTCAAGGAATGTATGAGCGATTCCTTCAAGTGGATTCGTGTAAGTATGTAGATGCTGTGATTCCATATGATACAGAAGCCGATCTGCATAACTTACTATCTGGTTTGAGTTGGGATGTTCGCTTCCTTGGTATGGATTATTACGATCGTACCGACTTTACTGGAGCGGATCTTGATATTCCTATCCATTACTGCAGTCGCAGGCACGATTATAGTTCATCTGGTTTGCGTGAACGTATCTTAAAGGCAGGAAAAAACAAATGAGTAAGTGGCCAGATCGTTTCATGGCATTGGCAGAACATGTAGCTACGTGGTCGAAAGATCCTTCTACGAAGGTAGGATGTGTCATTGTAGATAAGCAAAATCGTGTCGTATCTGTTGGTTTCAATGGATTTCCTCGCGGCATCAAAGATTTTGCAGAGAGATATAATGATAAGGAAACCAAGTATCTTTTTGTTGCCCACGCAGAGCGAAACGCCCTTGACAATGCTCCACTCTCAGTTGAAGGTTGTACGCTGTATAGTCCTCTATTGCCGTGCAATGAATGTGCAAAGTCAATCATTCAGAAGGGTATCACAAAGGTAGTGTCTTACGAACCCGAAGAAGATCGTCCTCATTTGCAATGGGAAATTACAAAAAAGATGTTTTTAGAAGCTGAAGTCCAACTTTATCTTATAAATAAAACCGTCACGCCTTCTGGGTGACAAACTTTAAACTCGCTTAATAGGAGCAAAATATGAAATTTGATACAATTCCAAACATGGATCGTTATTTTGTTGGCGCAGATCGCGTCATGAAGAGATTGGCAGATATTGCCGATCAGTCGGCACAGATGATGCCAATCAAATATCCCCCATACAATATCAAGAAAGTCGATGAGAATCGATATGTAATCGAACTGGCAGTTGCTGGTTTCGGTAAGGCTGATATTGATATCGAATTACAAGAAGGCAAGTTGAGTATTCTAGGAAAATGCGACTCAGCTGAGTCTACTGAATATCTTTACAAAGGAATTGCTGAGCGAGGATTCAAACGTGAATTCACTCTCGCAGACAACGTAGAGGTAAAGAGTTCTTCTCTGGCTAATGGTATGCTGAAAATTTGGTTGGAAGCATTTATTCCAGAAGAAAAGAAACCGAAGAAGGTAAAGATCGACGACGAAGATACCGAGTATCCGTCGCAAGCTGCCGAATTCTTGGCAGAAGGTAAGACTAAGTAAAAAGATGGGGGCTTTCGCCCCCATCAATTTATCCCCAATTGGCGTATTGTTTTGTTTTCTTTAAACGATCGTCAAGGCCGTGTGTACCGCCATTCACTCGCTTTGTGATCTGAGTGATCACTGCATCGGTTACACCCTTATCTGCAATTGCAAGCAATCCATTCTTACGGAAGAACCATAATGCAGACTCAAAAGCCAACTCACCAACCACAAGATCAGGATTCGTTAAGACGTCAGGACGTTTTACGTCAGCGGCAAAAGCTGTATAGTTGTCTTTCCCAGTCAGTTGGATCGGACCACGACCGCGCCACTTATAACCATCTCCAGAGGCTTCTGATCCATTCCCCATCCGATTAGCATACACTTTGTTTGCAATCTTTTCTGGCTTACGAGCATAACCTGCAGTCGAAGCGATCGTAGGAAAATACTTTTTGAAGATTCCGTTGAGTCCCTTATCTGAATAGTTCAGGTTCTCAGAGAACACCTTAAACCCACCTGACTCATGAGCACACTGACCGAAAAAGTGCGCTGCTTGATTGTTTGTCAGCTTGAAGTAATCTCTTGCTGCCTTATATGTGCCAGGTCCCCATTTACCATCAGCGGTTACACCGCATTTAGTTTGGAGTGCAGCCAATGGACCAAGACCAGATACTTTTGAAGGAGCAGCCGGAGACGACTGAGGAGCAGCTTGCTTTGGCGCTGTGGCAATTGAAGGAGCCCCAGCAGCCCTTGTCGTCGATGGATCAAAGTCAGCGACCGTTGTATAGACGGTTCCGCCTGCCTTCGACTTAGAAGCGATCATACGTACTTTGCGGTTGCCTCCACCCTTCTTAATCGAAGCGTGAACCCATCCAGAATTCTTATCACCTTTTGTATAAAACTCAAGAATCACTTGGTCAAATTCAAGATTGTCACCGATCCAATCGGCAACAGTTTTGTTGTCAACGCCTTTGACTTCGAAGTCAATTGCCTGACCGTTAACGTGTTGAGATGTCTTCGAACCACCGACTGCCTTGTTAACAAGCGGTGCACGATACGAAGAGTTAATCGTAACTGGTCCAAACTTCGCGCGCACTGGCTCGAGAATCTTCTCGCAGCAGTAGCGCATGTTTTCGATGTGTTCAGGTGTAGGATTGTTGCTCAACCCAAGTCTTTTTGCCGTAGGAGATACAATCATTTCTGAGAGAGAAAAATGTTCAGTCAATTTCATTGTTGGTGCCTTTTACTGTTTACTTTAAATGGCTTTCTTAGTATAACTAACAATAGGCCAATAGTGGAGATTTCATGCAATTTTATACCAATGTAACAAGATATCGAAATCAAATTCTTGTCCGTGGAATATCGGATAACAAACCTGTCAAATTTTCGGTTAAATACAAACCTTATTTATTCGTTCAAGCAAATACACAAACCGAATATAAAAACTTGCGTGGTGAGTATGTCGGTAAGATGAGCTTCGACTCGATGTCAGAGTCTCGTGAATTCTTACAGAAATACGAAAACGTAACAGGTATGAACATATATGGTCTCACAGACTGGTCATACATGTATATCTATGATACCTCACCGAGACAAATCAAGTACGATCCTTCTCTCATTTCTGTCTGTTCAATCGATATCGAAACCAGCATCGAAGGTGGTTTTCCAGATATTGTGAAAGCAGATAATGAAATCACAGCCATTACCATTGGCCGCAATGGTAAAAAGACTGTCTTTGGTTGCGGCGATTATCAGGAGCACATGCCTAATGTTCAATACTACAAATGCGCAGACGAGTCTGCACTCTTACTCTCATTCCTTGAAGTTTGGAATGGATCACTTTATTCGCCTGACGTTGTCACAGGCTGGAACATCGAGTTCTTCGACATTCCGTACCTTGTCAACCGAATCCGCAAAGTACTCGCTGGCGAGCACGCAGAGCGTCTGTCTCCTTGGAAAATCTTAAAAGAAACTAACGTCGAGATTCGTGGTAGGTCGAGTATCGTATATTCACCAGTTGGTATTGCGGTGCTTGACTATCTTCAACTTTATCGGAAGTTTACATACACTCAACAAGAGTCATATCGCCTTGATTATATCGCTCAGGTCGAACTCGGTGAAGGTAAAGTCGACTATCATGATGAAGGCTACGAAGATCTCGATGATCTTCGATTGAAAAACTTTCAGCGTTACATCGAATACAACATTCGAGACGTTGAAATTGTCGAACGACTCGAAGATAAACTAAAGCTTATCGAGTTGGTCTATGCCATGGCATATGACGCAAAAGTAAACTATGAAGATACCTTAACGACCGTGAAACAGTGGGATGTAATTACTCACAACTATCTAATGGATAAAAACATCGTCGTTCCACAGAATAACAAGAATAAACCCGATCGAGCACTCGTTGGTGGTTACGTCAAAGATCCTCGTATCGGCATGAGTAAATGGGTTGTGTCGTTCGATCTTAACTCCCTTTACCCACACCTTATCATGCAGTACAACATCTCCCCCGAGACGCTTGTCACTCGCTTAAAAGAAAAGGTGTCGATCGACGACCTACTTGTTGGTGGCGCTAGTCAGTTTGGTGATTACCTTGATAAAACAAACTGCACTATCGCTGCCAACCTTTGTATCTATACAAAAGAAAAACGCGGCTTCTTGCCAACCATTATGGATCGCATGTACAACGATCGTACCAAATACAAGAAAGAGATGATTGAAGTCAAGAAAGAATACGAGAAAACAAAAGATTCCAAATTGATTAAGGAAATTGCTCGTCTCGATAACATGCAAATGGCTAAGAAGATTCAGCTCAACTCGGCTTATGGTGCTCTCGGTAACAAGTGGTTTCGTTGGTTTGATGTTGATAATGCCGAAGCCATTACCATGTCTGGTCAGTTGGCCATTCGCTTTATCGAAAACAAATTGAACGAGTATCTGAATGGACTCTTCAAGACCGAAGGCATGGATTATGTGATTGCATCAGATACCGATTCTGTGTATGTGACTCTTGATTATTTGGTCCATATGGTATATCCAAACGGTGCAGATGACGTCGACATCGTGAAGTTCATCGATGATGCATGTAAAAAGAAAATCGAACCATATATCGATCGTTCTTATCAAGAGTTGGCAACAAGTATGCGAGCCTACGATCAGAAGATGCAGATGAAGCGAGAGAACATTGCCAACAAGGGTATCTGGAAGGCAAAGAAGATGTACATCCTCAATGTCTGGAACTCTGAAGGTGTTCAGTATGACAAACCAAAGTTGAAGATGATGGGCATCGAAGCTGTTCGTTCTTCGACTCCAACTGCATGTCGTGGTGCCATTAAGAAGTCTCTCGAGATTATCATGAATGGTTCAGAAGCCGAGTTGCAAAAGTATGTAGCTACATTCAAGACAGAGTTTCGTAATCTTCCATTCGAAGACATTGCCTTTACACGCGGTGTGAAAGACATCGAAAAGTATTGGGTAAAAGGTAGGTTTGGAAGTCAAACACCGATTCACGTTCGTGGCTCAGTTGTTTATAATGAAATGCTAAAGAAGCTTAAGCTCGTCAATAAATATGAGACCATTGCCAGTGGAGAGAAGATTAAGTTCGTCTACTTAAAGAAGCCAAATCCAACACAAGACTATGTCATTGCTTGCCCGAATGGCCTTCCGCAAGAATTCAAAATGAATACGTATGTCGACTATGACATGCAATTCGAGAAAGGCTATCTTAGCCCTATCGAATCGATTACTCAAACTCTTGGCTGGCAGGCAGAGAAACGTGCAACAATAGAAGATTGGTTCAACTAATGGCAAAATTAGACTTAGACATAGAATTTGATTTCGGTTTTACAACTGGATCAGAAGATGAATTTAAACAAGAAGGCAATGATAAAGCACGTGCAATGTACGATGCTATCATGCCTTTACTTACAAACTTAAAGAAAGATGCAAATAAAAATCCGATTATCAATTGGCCTAATCGTGGCGAAAAGATCGACATGTTTATTACTAAACTAAATTCGATCTTGAGTGATTAATGGTGTACAAATAAAGATATATCGTGTATATTGAACAATCAGACAAGGAGAAGTTATGTCAGACCTATTAAATAAATTGCGTAAGAATACCACAATCAAGGATTCAGATATTCTGTCTGATTCCAAGTTCTTCAATGCCAAGGACATGATTCGTACGACAGTGCCTGCAATTAACATTGCATTGAGTGGTAAAATTAATGGTGGCTTCGTTCCTGGTCTGACCATTTGGGCAGGTCCATCAAAGCACTTTAAGACTTCGTTCAGTCTTCTCATGGCGAAGGCATATATGGACACGTATTCAGATGCAGTCATGCTTTTCTATGACTCAGAATTTGGTACTCCTCAATCTTACTTCGACTCGTTCGGCATCGACACATCTCGAGTTCTCCATACTCCCATCACAGATGTCGAACAGTTGAAGTTTGATATTATGCATCAGTTCGAAGAGATCAAGCGTGGCGATCGTGTCATCGTTGTGATCGACTCGGTCGGCAATCTCGCTTCGAAGAAGGAAGTCGAAGATGCACTGAAGCAGAACTCAGCCGCCGATATGACTCGCGCAAAACAACTCAAGTCGCTCTTCCGCATGGTTACGCCCCATCTTAACCTGAAGGATATTCCTCTGATCGTGGTCAACCACACATATCAGACTCAAGAGATGTACTCGAAGGCTGTCGTATCTGGTGGTACTGGCATCTATTACTCAGCTGACAACATCTTCATTCTCGGTCGTCAACAAGAGAAAGATGGCAAAGAAG